GTCTGACCGGCCCAGAGTCTTGAAAAAGTATCCCAACGTGTAGTTGATAATGATATCATCTTTGTCTTCATAGTCCGAGGACTGCGTCAGGTCCACGACGACGAACGGCGTCGGCGATTTGATGAACCGGAGTTGCGCCGTGAACTGTTGGAAGGGGGCGGGGGCCATCACGATGAAGTTGCCCCATCGCGCATAGATGCCCGGCCACCCCGGCGGTATCCACTCCGGCGCGGGGTAGTGTTGATCGAACCACCGCCACGGCTTCTCGATGACTTTGCGACTCGTCCCAAGCGACGACACCCCGCTCGACGTGTCGAGCAGGACGAACGAGTGGATCGTCTTCACGTTCGGCGGCGGGACGAGGAACTTGTCGAGGCCGGGTGTGCCCGTGAAGTTCATCTGCGCGAGTGCAGTCTCGGCCATCTCGCTGAAGTCATACGAGCGATTGATCCGAGACTGCGCGAGGTTCAGTCCGATCACGATCCGAGGGAGCGTGAACGTCGCGTCTTGCTCCGTCCGATTACCGAGCCCCGCTAGTATCTCGTCGCGGAAGTCTCCGAGTGTGAGCGCGCCCACGCTGTCATCCTAACTGCCCTATGGCGAGGAATGTGAACGTGCCGACATCTTGGTCGTTGGAGGCTTCCGCAATCGCGCCCGCGGCGGTGGAGAGTGTGCGAGTGTCGGTGATTGCGCCCGCCGTCCAACCGCCGCCAGAGCCGGAGACGGAGTAGCCAGCGTCCGACACGAAGTGAGACCCGCCGACGGTGGACATACCGACCGGATGAGTGGCCGCAGTGCCGCTCGACACGACAAGAGTGGGCGGATCGGCGGTGATCGAACCAGCGCCGACAGTGATGTCGGCACCTGCCGTCCCATACGCTTTGAAGGCAGAGGCCGCCGCGTTCCACGCCATGATGAAGCCCGCCGACGAGATGCCGTTAGGGACGACAGTGAGTTTGCCGCCGGGCAGAAACGCTTTTGTGATCGCCGCGATTGCGACCGCTGTCGAGTTGTAGTTCGTGATGTGGCACGAACCAGAGATCACGCCCATCGACGTGTTGCCGAGCCGTCCCGGTCGCGGTGTGTCAAGCACGACCGTCGCCGCATAAGTCGCCATGACGGCCTCCTTAGTTCGTGCAGCAGAGAACGACCGTCTTCGAGGTCGCGTCAACACAGATCGCGACGGTTTGGCTGTCAGCGTCGCTGACGGTCGAGAGCACGCCCGCGCTCTGTCCGTCGTGCGTCAGCGCGTCGCCAATGGCGGGAGAGTTCGCGAGTGCTTCTTCGAGCACAGCGACGCCACTGATCTGTATCCAACCGAACGCAGCAGCGCCGCTCGCGACGGCGGCGAGCGCAACACCTGCGCCGACAAGCGAGCCACCATTCGCTCCATCGACGATCTGGAGGAGTGCGTTGCTCGCGTAGGTAAGATAACAGAGGAAGTCGCCCGCGTCGATCGCCGTCGTGCCGGAGAACTGGACGTACTTGTACCGCTTGTTGTCGTCTTCACGGATCGTGCCGAGAGTCTCCTGCGCTGTCGAGTCAACGTCCGTCAGCGCCGATTTCCAAGATTGTGCAGTCATGTCGAGGACTCCTTACGGGGTGTCGATGGTGCTGAGGACGCCGAGCACGCGCCGCCTGTTCGTCATGAACGAGCACGCGAGTTCGACTTGCGCCGCTCGATCATTGACCTGGTTGGGAATGGCTTTCCACTCGGTCATGTCGAAGAAGTAGCCCGGATCGTAGACGAACTCGATGAAACGCGTGTTGAGGAAATACATACGTTGTGAGATCGCCGGCGACCAGACCATTGGGATACGTTTGTAGGACTGGTTGTCGAAGCCCATGTCGGCGAGCCGGTTGTTGCTCGTCCGGTAGGCAGGGATCACCGTCGCCTCGTACAACTCATAGGAGTTCATGTCGGACAAGATGATGTCCGGCGCGTCCATCCGGCGGTTGTTCATGCAGAGGTTGAGGAGATGGCGCATCTTGTCCACGCCGTTGACAGCGAAGCTGAGTCCCGTCATGTCGATGGCCTGGTTCTGCCACCACGTGTACACGGAGGGGTCAATACCGCCTGCGTTGAAGGACGACGACGCGACGTTGCCGAAGTCCGGCACGAGGAACTGTAGGCCGTCGATTGACGCGGCCGGAAGCGTGGCGGCGCCCGAGCCCGCCGCAAGCGTCGTTTCGAGCGTCGAAGTCAGCGACTCCTCTGTGTTGTTCAGCTTTGCGTTCACCCAGTCGATGATACGCGAGTCGCCAGAGTTCTGCTGCTCATCGACACCGAACCGAAGGATGTTCGCGACGAGATATCGCCACTGATACTGCGCGACAGTCAGAAACTTGAAGTCGTTCATCGCGACAGTGCCGCCTCGCGCGATCCACTGGACGGTGGAGTTCTGACCGTATTCGAGGTTCGTTTCGAGGAACCGGCCACCGCGAACTGGTCGCAGCTTGCCCTTGTCTTTCAGCCAGAACCAGAACGGCGCTGCTGTGAAGATGTTGTCGAAGACGCCCGGCAAGCGCTTCTGCCACGTCGTCGTGTAGAGATCGTCGAGTGCTTGAGTGAATTGGTTGACCACGGCTCAGTCTCCTTACATACCTTCGAGGACGGCGAGAACGCCGGGATACTTCGCAGAAACCTCCCGGTAGGCTTCGATACCGGCGTCACGGGAGGAGAGGACCGGCGTGCCGTTGGCAGCGCCGCCTGTTGGTGTGAGCCCACCCCATCGAGGCGCTGGTTTCGCGGGGGGAGGGTTGTACTTCGCGGTGAGTGTGGCAGCCTTCGCCGGATTACGACTCTTCGCGAGTGCGTACAGGTCCGGCAGCCCAAGCTGCGCATACGGCACCTGTTTCGCGAGCACAACCATGTCGTCCTTCCACTCGTCGAAGTCTTTGTTCTCGGAGCGGAGCCGGTCACGGTCCGCGATGGCGGAAGTGGTCGCCGTGTTCAACTGGAGGTTCTGGACTTGGTCAGCGAGTGGAGTGAGTGCTTCGGCAATCTGCGCGCGGACCGCTTCGCCGATAGTGCCGACGATGTGTGCGACGAGTTCGGGGCGACTCATCGCCTCGACATCAGGAGGATCGTAAGGAGCAGCTTGTGGCGTCGCGACCGTGCGGACTTCATTGACGAGTGTGTCGAGCTTGCCGCCGAGGGACTCGTTGAGAGTGCCGAGTGAGCCGATAAACTCACTCCAGTTCGGGCCAGCCGGCGCGGCAGCACCAGCGACTCCACTGTCGCCACCACCGGCGTTCCCGTCGGGAGCGGGAGTGACTGTTGAGCCTCCGCCAGCAGCCGCTCCGTCGCCTTCGATGGCGCACAGCCCTGGCGGGGTGTATTCGAGGAAGTAGGTTGCGTAACGTGTCCGGTTCATCGTGCTCTCCGTCGTGCAGTGGTGGGGGTGGTGTCGTCAGACTCGACGACTGGCGGAGACGCACGAGCCGCAGCGCGGACACGGGCTTGGGCGAGTTCGATCTGTTGGTAGAAGTGCATTTGGTACTGCTCGATGAGGCCGGGAGTGAACATGCCGACCGGATCGAACGTGACGCGTGGGAAGGGACGTGCAGAGCCGTTGTCGAGGAGTTCGATAGTCATGCGGCCCACGATGCGGGGCGATGGGGCGGTGTCGTTCATGAGGATAGCCTCGGCTGATGAGGAAGGGGTGTCAAGGGGGTTGGAGGAGGGCGAGAGGGCGCGGAGGCGCCAGAGAGCGTCAACATCACCATTCCCTCGGCGCGCGTGACGGCCACAGGAGCGAGTCTCGCAGTGCGCCAACCTCGACCCCGCGCGCCGCGCACTCTCGTCTCAACTCCTGCGGCGTGTCGATGACGCGTGGCGTCTCCCACGGGTCATAGATGTGATCGAACGTGCCCGGTTTGAACACGATGACAGAGGGAGCGCCGACGCGTGGCGCAGGGCCGAACACGTGATAGAGGAAGTTCGCGAACACGCACTCTTCGCACGGCTGTTCGCACGCGTGGATGTAGCAGACCATCGTGGTGCTCCTCGTGAGAGAGTCTTACAACGCGAGCACTGATAAATGCCCATCATGCCTACGCTGAAGTTACTACTTGCATTAAACCACCAAACCCATCTGCAAGGACGAAACCAACAGATCATGCCGCACGTCCTCCTGCCATAGCGGTGAGAGCGGCGGGTGGTGCTCCGCGGAGTTGCTGAGCGGCTTGTCCAAGTTCCATTGGGTTCTCTTGTGTGCCGGGCTGGCCAGGCTGTGGCGGCTGCCGGATCATGTGGTCGGCGTCAACGCCGTACTGCTCTGAGAGCCAGAACTGCGTCAGTTTCATCGGGTCGATGAGAGGGTTCATCTTAGCGATGCCGTAGAACTGCGTCGCTTTCGCCTCGCGGAGTTGTTTCGTCAGCGGCAACGACGTGTCCGGGTCAATCTTGATGTCGTAGATGGCGTCGCGAAGGAGTTGTGGCTGGAACCGTATCCAGATCGGGACACCTTCGGGACCGACCACGTCGAGGACCATCTCAGAGTCCCAGTGGCCGATGATGAGATGGTTCATGTCGGAGACGACAGTGGTGAGGAGATCGGCGCATGCGTCCCGTCGTTCGTCGATCCTGATCTGTGTCGCTGAGTTCACGATATTCGCTTCGGTCGCAGAGCGATCGGCGGAGCCAGGCGCGTACTCACCGAATTGGTTGACGCCGAGGCCGAGAAGTTCTTGGATTTCTTGCGAGAGAACGCCGCCTGCGCTCTCAAGTATTTGAATAATTTGTGAGAGTCCGCCGTGCGTAAGTTCTTTAACTCCGTTGATATTCTTGACGTGGATAACGCCGCCAGAGTTTCCGTCAATGAGTTTGGACTCCTCATCAGGACTGACTGCGCCAATCTCGCTAAACATCTTTGCGATAGCGACACGGCGATGATTGCGGAGTTGCGTCCGTATCTCGTTCACTTCGCCTTGCTGCGGGGCGAGGATTTGCGAGTCACTGATCCCCCAAAAGACCTCATCGTCGTTGTTGAAGATGAGAGGGTAGTAGTTGAGACGACCAGCGCGTTGAAGCTCGTCTTCCTCACAGAAGAGGACTTTGTCTTCGACTTTGGTGTTGACGGCGTGGGGGGCCATGACGAAAACGAGCCCGGTCTTCTTGTCACGGATTTCCCAGAGGATCACGCCCTCGCGGTTGCGGTCGGTCAGCGACTGAGTGCGCGCGAGGAGCCGTCCCTCCGTGACACCTGACATGATACCGTCGGTGTTGGTGAAGCGCGGGTCAGCTTTGATGTCGTCGAGAGTGCGAACGTCCTCGAAGCACACCCAGCGGGCCGAGTGAATGTCCACGGTGCCGTGTGGGACGACGACTTGACCCGGATGCGCGGCGAGCAGCCATGGCATGTTGGGATGGACGAGATCGTTGTACTCGACGCGGCGTTGGACTTTGCGGCCACCAGTGTCTGGGGCTTCGGTGGAGATGTCGTCGGGGGTGGGAGTGTGTTCCGCACCGTAACCGAGTCGGAGGCCACCAGTCCCGAACATGACGCCATGTTGCACCGCCTTCTTCATAGACCCTTTGACGCCCATCACGTCGATGAGTTTGTTGTCGGCACGCTCTAACAACTTCGAGAGCAGCATGTTCTCGATGCCGGGCTTGGACGGAGTGATCGAGACAGACGGGTTGCGGTAGTAGATGCGAGGGATGAGCGTCCGCATCATTTTGAAGTACACGTTGGAGGGGAGGATGTCGGGACGCCACTCGCCGCGATACCAGCGACGCCACGTAGGCCACGACTCCTCGTGCGCGTAGGTGCGCCGGAAGGTCTTGCCTTTGGCGACAGCCTCGATCCAGTATTGAGGAATTGGTTTTCCGGAGGACGTGTAACCGTCGCGAGGAGTGTTAGCCACCAGATGCTCCATAGAAAAGTCTTAAACCCCAGCCCCAACTAGCAAGTGCTAGTCCCATACGGGCCAGATCGTATGGCAAGGGGGCCGGTTTAAGAAACAGCAGCCCGCTGTGGCGGCCGCGGCGTGCGGATGCCCGGGTCTGGCCTGCTTGCGCGCGTTGCCCGTCGTCATAGACAGTGGGGGTGGTGCAACCTCCCCTCGGGCCAGGACCAGCAGAGCTACTAACAGGATGAGCAGATGCGTTCTGGATACGCGCCGAGACATGCGCCTCATTCAGTAGCATGTCTTCTCCGCCTTTGCCGTTGTCGTTCTGCCGGTCAATGTTCGTGACGCACGTTCTCACAACCACCCCCACTCTTTCAGCTGCGTGATGTCGTTGTTGACGCGCGCGCCTATGTCGGTGCGGTACTGCTTCGACGAGACTTTGATCTTGTCGAGGAGGCGATAGACGCGTCGCCGCGCTTCGTAGGTGTAATCGGGCCGGCTGCGCTTCCCGTTGTTAAGCGGTTTGGGTGGTGTAACAGCTCCAATTGCTGTTGCCTTAAGTAAGACTCCGTCTCCGCCGGCGGTGACGAACTCTCCACCGTCCTTTGCAAGGTCTGTGAGAAATAGGTGTAGTAGTGTGTCGTCGTCAATGCCGAGGACCGGCTCGCCGCCACTGTCACGATCAGGTCTCCTCATAGGCCAGGGGGGGATGGAGAGGCGGACGGCGATCATCGTGTCGGCAGTGAGAGCCATGTCGCGCTTCGTCCCCATCGCGATGTCGAAGAGGAAGTCGCCAGCGGGCTCGTCAAGCCCCTCGAAGAGCGCCTCGACGGCGTCGTAGCCCATGCGGCTAGTGACCTCTAGAGCCCACGCGCCGTCAGCGTTGACAATGGTATTGATATCGAATGGGCCACGATAGCCCAGCATCCGTAGGAATGGCTCTGTTCGCTCAATAGTCTCCTTCGTGAGACGATTTGAGTCCGCCCGAATGACGAT